GACAAATAAAAACACTTAGACGAGAATGTTCTGCGTCGAAGGAACACGCTCGTCTTTTTTATTTATGGACAAACTTGTTGTTTTGCTGTATTATTAGAATAAGATGATTCCAGTCATACAGGAGTACAACAAGAAAGAAGGACACAGATGATCCGTTCTGAATTTGAGGAAAGACTAGCCCAAATATTCTCGATTGGCGAAGACGATGAAGAGTATAAGCAAATGACAAAATGCCTTGGAGATATGGGGCTTAAAAAGTCCTTCATAGTCAAAGACGGCGCATACCATTTTTGCTGGGAGCAAAACGATAACAATGTCGGCTTTGCAGTCAAGACACCGGATTGTGCGCCAGATGAGGAAATCGATAAAGATTACTTTAAAAAATTTCTTGCCGTTCTCACAAATGCGCATGAACAGGCAAAAACCGTTGATTTTCAAGCGTCTCTATCTGACCTTGTCCCTGAAAACGTAGACGACGAGGATGATGACGACGATGAAGACGATTTGCCGGAATTAGACTTCGAGGACGAGGACGCTGAATACGACGAGGACTACATCGGCGACGAGGAGATGGAATTCGATGATGACGAAGAATGCAACGAAATCAAAAAGATTATCGCCGAAAGCAGCAAAGGCAGGTTCGACGAAATCTCAGACCGTCTAAAATCAATTTTCAGTGTGCCAGCTGTCAAGTGCAATTTCTTCGTGTATATGACAATCCACATGGATCTTGCAACGATGGAATACTTACTGAAACGGGATTGTTTGCATATTAAATAATCAGCTAAAAAATAGGGATAGCCTCTCATCAAGGTCATCCCTATTATTTTTGCGTTTTCTTTCAGCAGCATTTCCGCCGCTTATTTGGCTTGTGGTTCCCGCACAACCCACGGTCTGGCTTCACAATCGACTGTCACCGAACCAGCCCACTGCTTCACAGCCTTGCAGTTTTGGTAGGCTCTGCAACCTCTATCATCTATTGAACAGATACTCTTGAATATCATTGAACGCGCTTTGCATCTGCTCGACATTATTGCCGTTCAGCGCATGGCCCAGCAAAGCAAAGTTTGCCCGCAGCAGCATATTCATACTGTTCTCCTGCGCATCAAGCCGTGCTTTGTCTCGCTTGAACAGGTCCATGTACTGACTATCCTTACTTGCAAGCAAATCTTTAACAGCATCGACTTCACCAGACATCTTTGTGATTTTCTCTTCCATGGCCTCAATCTTCACATCTTGCTCATGGTTCGGCTTCTTTAGAAAAGTATTGAACTTCACTAGCACAGCGATGGCAGCGCCGATACCGGCAATCGCGCCGCACACGCTCAGGATCCATGTGATAGCGTCGGCCAGTGTAAAAGCAAATTCAGGATTCGGCATCACTGCTCACCTGCCCCTCGTGAGCAGAATCGGCTTCGCCTCGTTTCATCGCATCATAAGCCGCCTGGGCAATACTGCGTGCCTGCTCCTCTGTAATTTTAAGTCCAGCTTGTTTGGCAAGCTCCATAATAAACTCAGCGGCCTTTTTGTTCTTTTCCTCACCAGTCATGTCATCCATGTACTGCTTAATATAGCGGCACGCAGCCTCTCCCCATTTCATCAGCAAAGGATAAGACTCCAGCATAGTAAGCGCACTATTGATAACGTCAGCAGCTTGAGGAAAAACATACTTGCCAAGCAGAAAAAAGCAAACGCTGGCAAGTCCTATAACAATATAGAAAATCCCCTGTTCCATACCTTACTCCTCCATATCATTCGGATGCATGACGCCATCGGTATCGTCTCCCAACTGCGGCTCATCCAGTTTGGCATTTTCAGCGCTGGACTTATGCTCCTGTACCTTGATCCAGGCGTTGCATAGGTTTTCAGCGCTCAGCGCCGCAAACAGTCCCGCGTTAAAGCTGTAGTCCGGCAGCTGACCGATGCTGAAGCACAGCACCATGTACACAACCGCATACACAATCGTCGCACCCATCGTAAACACAATGACCTTTTTTGAAAAACGCATGGCGTTAAAATTCTCTCCCATACCAATCACCGCCTATCAAGTATGGCTGGCGACTGCTGCAGGGCCTACATAGCCATAGAGTGTCTTGTACCAGCCATTTACAATATCACTGTAGCCAATCGTAACAACCTTACCGGTCTTAGCATCTGGGCTTGCGATTACGCCGACGCTTGCATATTCCGTTCCGGGACCTTTGCGCACATTCCAGCGTCCAGCCTTGAATACGATTGCTTTCTGGGTGGGCTTTGGCGCATGGGTCACAGTAGTACCGCCCGTGTAAGCCTTGTAACACCAGTTCACATCACAGTTGCCATTGATACCGGCAACAGACCCCTTACTGCTGTACTGCCACATTTGGCACTTTCCTTTTTGATTGACGCCATTACGGTAGTCCGCCAGCCACAGGTCATAAGCAGCCAGCTTGGTCATATCCAGATAAGCTGCCTTGTAGCTCGTATAGGTGTACAGCATCGGCTTGTACCCACGCTGGTCGATGATATCCAATCCGCGCTTTACCAGTGCGGTCAACTTGTTCTTACCAATAGCCGCGACAGTCTTATCCTCAACGTCCAGCGCCACAGGGTACTGAATGGTCTTTCCTTCCAGCACATTAAACAGCAACTCCAGTTCTTTGTTCTGTGTGGCCTCGTCCTGCGCATAGGTATAAAAATAGACGCCAACGGGAATGCCATTCTCGCGTGCGCCTTTATAATTCTGTTCAAATGTCGGGTCAAGATAAATTCCCGCGCTGTTTGTAGATACAGCTCTAAGCATCGCAAACTTTACTCCGGCAGCTGCAACCTTGCGCCAGTTGATGTTGCTCTGGTAGCGTGAAACATCAATACCCCACAGCTCCACCTGTGCATTGTCAGCAGGCTGCGGATTGGCGCTGGCTGGCTTATCGCTCTCCCCCACGCTTTTATCTACACTGTGTTCACCAGTGCGGAATGTAAATACCGATGCGTTGGCCTTGGTGAAATTATTATCCAACCATACCAGTGGGTTCGTGCGCTTGTTCTTCCAGCGTACCTCGAAATGCAGATGAGCGCCAAAGCTATTGCCGGTATTGCCGCTGTAGCCAATCACCTCACCTGTCTTCACGACCTGCCCCTGCTTCACATTGATAGAATTCAGATGCGCATACAGCGTGTGCAATGTGCCACCGTTCCAATTCGCGTGACGGATTTTAACCATGTTGCCGTAGCTGTTCGTATCACCCTGCGTGCGTTTGCCGTTCCAGTGGTACACAATTTCTACAGTACCATCTTCTGCCGCCATAACCGGTGTCCCCACGATAGCTCTCATATCAATAGCCTGATGCAAGCTGCCATCATTGTAGTACCATCCCTGCGTCAAAATATGCTGGCTCAAAGGCCAGCCAAGACATGCCTCTCCATTCTTCAACCTCATAAAATTCCTCCCTTATTTAAAATAAAAATCGGCAGAGACCTCTCGGATCCCTGCCGCGTCATATCGCTATTACCAAAGTTTGACAAAAAAGCCGAATTCGTAAGAACCTGTTTGCAAGGAATCCATCGGCCATCCACCAAATGTGCCATTCTGATCATAGATACGTCCAGCCTGACAATATCCATCTTCGTTTTCAAAATGAACCACTGGAAAATATCCAGGGTCTCCCATAATACCCTGATGATAAAATGGCACACAATCAGCTAATATTTTATAGTTGCTTGTTTCAGTAAGCGATTTAGCCTTTGCAACCATTGGTTCAAGATTCAACCACTGAAATTGTCCATTACGGTAAATCGGTCCAATTTGATTCCCGGAAACGTCAACATGCGCCAGATAAGAACCGTCCGTGTATTTTGCCAAAATAACAGTGGCAAATCTGCCAATATTATATATCGAATATCCTAATGAACTGGAAAAGCTATAGCCATACGCCAGCACATCCTCATTGATGCACGCCCCGCCCATCAAATTCAGAGCCATATTACTTCACCTCGATGCCAAGTGCCGACTTGATCGCCTCCAGGTCATCCACAGTCAGTGCCGGATAATCAGCCGCAATGTCCTCAAAGTTCTCGCCAGCTGCAAGGCGAATCCTAAAAGCGCGGGTCATAATACGCAGCTTCAAAGCATTCAAAGTCTTCATAGGTTACCTCTCTCCGCCGATCAGATCGGCCATCATCAAAATAATATCATCGTTTGCGGATTCCAGCGCATCTGCGCGTTTTTCTACAGAATCAAGGCGCTGTTCCGTTGTCGGCTTGTTTGCCTCTTCCTGTTTCTTGGCAATCTCCGCCAATTCTTCCTCAGTGTACAGCACATATTTCTGCACGGGTTCATACTCGTCCCAGGCATCGTGTGCAGGCTCATCCGTCACAGCAAGGCGCAGTCCATCCGGGCACGCCTCTGTAATCGTGCTCTGCATGACCTCATAATGCCAGACTTCCTCCGTGGCATCATGATGCGCCACAAATTTCTGTGCATCTACCAGCTTGCCCTTCGTTAGGTCTGGATTGGTCAACTCATTTTCCAATGCTTCATCGTAGATTTTCATTCCATCACCTCACTCAGGTAGTCCACTGCCGCGCATAGAAGTACAGCATCAAGTCACAAACTGGACGCCGCTTAACGGTAAAGGACAGCTTGTTGGTATCACACACATAAATCTGTCCCTGGTTGATCATAGACAACTCACCAGACAGGATAATGTTATCGCTCAATGAGCTTGTCCGTTCCATCATGGCCGGTCCAAGGCTCATGCCAGTCGTAAGGTTGGGCGTGCCAGCCGTGCTACCAGTAAGAGCCGTCCCGGACGAATCCGACCACGGAACAATCACATTCCAGTTTGATTTGTCGCTAGACTCGTTCCATTTATCACGTGAGATTTTAAACGAGTACAGGTATTGCAGCCGTTTTGTAATGGCGGAATTCGCCACTGGGTTTGCACTGACCTGCGAGAGCGCGTTATCCACAACTGTTTTGTTCGCCCCGGTTGCAATACCGTCCAGTTTGCTCTTATCGCTGTAACTCATCAGACCACTAGAACTAGTCGTGGCTAATCCATAGGTAGTATCCTGTGTCGGCGGCGTATACCCAAGTGCGTTCGTCACATTGGTCTTTGTTAGGCTGATCGTGCCATAACTGTTCGATATATTGCTGCCAACCTTCACAAGGCCAAGCGTCGAAGAAGTTGCCGCCGAGTATGTAGTATCCTGTGCAGGAATACCAAGTCCTGTAATGTCCGCTTTGGTCACAGCAGTGGTCGCGCTCACATGGCCTGTCCCATCCACAGTCACCTTATAAAAGCCGTTGCTCTTGGATGTATACCCAGGGTGGCTGTACTTGTTTGCACCAGCAGCAATGCCGTCCAATTTGATCTTGTCGGTGGCACTCATATAACCATGCTCACTTTGTGTAGCGTCGTTAATTTCTACAGCGGGTGTCACGTACAAGATGTCATCATCCAGTTTTCCGGCTTTTTTCAAGGCATCATACTCAGCCTGTGTAACAGACTTAATTAGTTTCTTTTCAGGCGTAAGATACAGCGCATTTTCATCAATCTCGCCGTTACCCATTGCTTCAATATACTGCGCTTCGGTCAGTACGTTGATCTGAAAATTGCTAACATTCGTAGCGGTTTTTGCCATATCTCATCACCCCTTTACATAGTTAGTATTAGTGCTAAACAGGTTTGCAATATCACTCTGTTCTACCCAAATACCGTTTACTTTTTTGTAGACCTTAGATACATTGACCCAGCTGCCATTTACCTTAGTGCTCAGCACAGGGCCAGAAGATCCGCCGCCAGTGTAGTTCACAGTCAGATCAGCGCCGTAAAAACGCAAAGTCTGGCTGTTGCTTGCGGATATCGGACCGCGTGTACAAGTAATCAGCAAGATAAGCTCGTTCAGGCTCTCACGATCCCACCAGCCGGTATCGTTAAAAGTCTGAGCCACTGGGTCTGTTCCCAACTCAATTTCGCCGCTCAACCCAGACGTTCCGCAATACAACTGCGCAACACCGCTCAAAATATACGGTGACGCATTCGAAATTCTGGCCTTCATCGTACAAGAAATAGAATTGATTTTGGCGTTGGTCGGAATCTTTGACATATCGAATTTGACTGCCAGCTTAGAAACCGCACCACCACCTGTGTTCAGGTTCAGCACCGCAAAGGTGTCACTGCTTGAACTGGTAAGGCCATTTGAAAGCGGATAAGACGCATCTACCGAAATATACGATGAGAGTTGACCATCATATCCTGTAGGAACCAATGTTACACTTGCCATACATTAGCCCCCAATCTGTAAATACAAATCGCCATTACTGCCGGTCGAAGAACTGGGCACGGAACTACCGGTGTAATACCTCTGGATCACCACAGAACCAGGCACACCGAAAATCGTCTTGCCGCTGATAATGTTTCCGCTCACAAGATTGGCATCACCACTAACCGTGACCTGCTTCAATCCGTCATAGCCGCTGTCAGGCTTTACGGTCTGGCTTGAAGCTCTTGGTGTAACAGTCTTATTCTGCAGGTTTGGCGAGGATGCCGCCACCACCGTGCCGGTTACCCCAAAAATAGAAACACCTGAGCGGATGTTCCCTGCGACCAGGTTACTATCTCCCTTGATCGTCTGGGCCCCACTCAGGTACTGATTCGCTCCAATCGTCTGGTTACTCGTGTCAGGCGTATATGTGGCGGCAGCTTTCTTTGTTATACCGCTGCCCACATAAGTTTTTGAAATCGCATTTACAGTTACACTTTTCAGTCCAGCATAACCTTCGTCAGGTGATACTACCTGCTGGCTTTCATTCGGCGTCACCGTCTTTGCTTGCGTTTTGATGGTAGTACCATCAGCTGCGCCAAAAATGCTGACTTTCTGGCCTCCCAAATAAATAGGCATTAAATCACCACCTCACAATAGTAATACTGGTCTGTCCCGCTGTCGGAGCAGCCCATGTTCCATCACTTTTTAAGAATAATGTCGTAGCACCAGATACAGGAGCAGGCACGAGTCCCGGCTTTCCACCAGCATCGGCAGTAGCGCCAACAAAGTTCGTATAAGTTGTATCCTTATCCGCACCCCAGGTAGCCGTACCGTCTTCTTTCCACCGTAAAATCTGCCCAGCTGCACCGCCTGCGGGAATATGCTTGTACCCACTGTTTGTCGGATGCACATATTTGTTGGCCTCTGCTGTAATACCATCCAACTTCGTTTTATCCGCCGCCGTCATCAGACCGGCAGTATCTTTTGTTGCGTTGGCATAGGTTGTGTTCGGAGGTTCGGTCCAAGTGCCATCAGCCCTCAAATATTTCGTACTCTGGCTACCGGCGGCAGGTGGCGGCACAAGGCCAGAACCACCAGCAGCCGAACTGCTGGCACCTTTAAAAATCGAATAAGTGGTATTATTATCCACACCCCAAGTTGCCGTACCATCAGCACTCCAGCGCAGGATCTGTCCAGCAGAACCTCCTGCCGGAATGTGCTTGTTACCAGCGCTTGTCGGGTGACTGTAGTTATTTGCGTTCGATGCGATACCGTCCAATTTAGCCTTATCGGCAGCCGTCATCAATCCATTGCTCGACGCCGTCGCCACACTATAGGTCGTATCCGTAAACTTCGCCCCTGCGGGAACATCCGAGTTGACGGAGTGCCCGTTTACAGTGGTAGAGTTACCACCATTCGCTGGCATACTTTTAGGAAAATCCGTAATCTGGCTCTTGGTGTGCGTATGACTCTTCGGTGCAAACCTTTCCGTCAGCTTACCAACAAAATATTCCAGCCCCTTATCATCCAATAAAGCCATATCCCTACCTCCTTAAAGGTCAAGATCAGCTTGCAAGGATGGTATCAATCTGGGTGTTGGTAATGGTCTCAATGACCGTCTTTGTATCACCAATCTTCTCCAAAGCGCCGCTGATCAGCATATATTCGTCGTACAGGTTACTTCCATCGGGCGTAGCCTTCTTAATCATATAAATCACATTGTCCTTTGCATCCTTCACCGCAGGCAGCGTATCCACGATGCTCTTACTGATATGTCCTGCCGCAGAGATCTGCTGACCGACATAGGTCATGGTGGCATAGGTACTCGCCGAACCAAAGCCGTCTAGCTTCTTTTTGTCTGCTGCACTCATCAGACCGTTTGCACTCTGCGTAACCGCACCGTAGGTCGTATCCTGCGCGGGGATGCCCAGCCCGGTAATGTCCGCCTTCGCCACAGCAGTAGCCGCCGAAACGTGACCGCTGGCATCAACCGTGACCTTATACAGTCCGGCACTCTTGGCTGTGTAGCTCGGGTGAACATACTTGTTGGCCCCTGCCGCAATCCCGTCCAATTTCGTCTTATCAGCCGCGGTCATCAGACCGTGCGCAGACTGCGTGGCATCGCCGTAGGTTGTATTCGTGGGCGTGCCCCAAGTGCCGTCGCCCTTCAGGTACTGACCTGCATTGGCAGTTTTCGGCGCAGGAACAAGACCATTGCCGCCATCGGCAGAAGTAGTCGCACCCTTAAAAACACCGTAGGTCGTGTTCTTGTCATCAACCCACTGTGCTGTACCGTCACTAGCCCAGCCAAGAATCTTGCCTGCAGCACCGCCCGCAGGGATATGTTTGTTGCCACTGGTCGTCGGGTGGCTGTAATTGCTTAAACCAGCCAGCTTGTCCTTTTCGGCAGTTGTATAGTCATTGGTGGAAAGCTGCTTGCCGCTCACCTTATCAACCTTGCCGCCCAGTTGGCCTTTAAACCATTGCACCAAATGCGAAAGACCATCTAAATCAAGAAAAGCCATAATTGTTTCCTCCTTGTTATAATTTCAAAATCTCGTCGATCTGTGTATTCGTAATTCTTTCCGGCTCCGGGTTCAGGCTCGTCCAGTTTCCGTTTTCATACGCCCACATCTCTCCCGTGTGTAGCGCGTACACCTTCCCGCTGATGGGTGCCAGCGGCAGCTCAGCCACAAACTCAATGTCCTGTCCCGTGCGCATACGTGTCTTGCCAAAGTCACGGTACATGTTGCCCGTGTCCTTACAGACGATCAGCTGTCCATCTACAATAGGAGTGGACTCCAGCTGTGACTGATTCACTTCCCTCAATGATAGATTCGCCATATTCCATCTCCTATCATCCTGTCATCAAAAAATAAAGCCGCCCCACCACAACGGCAGGGCAGCTCTATAACCTTACTTTTTCAGGTCATTCTGTGTCGATCAGGCAATAGTCTGCCAAGCCACAGCAGCCTCAACAGCCTTCACGCGGCCATCCATGGTCGTGTTCAGGCCGTCAGCATAGGTCTTAGCAGCCTCACGTGCAGCGTCAGCCTTGGTAGTGGCATCCTCAGCCGCAGCAGAGATAGCCTCGCTCTTGGCGGTAGACAGCTGGTTGACATCGACCTTCTCGTTCCAGGTCTTGCGCTCGGCGGCGGTAACGTGAGCAACAGTGTCATTCTTGTGCTCGGCCAGCGCATCGCTTACAACCTTGACCTTCTCGTCAGCCTGGGCCTTGGTGTAGGCATCGGGCACAGCAACGTACAAGCCGTCGGTCTCCAGAACGATAGAGTTGTTCGCCTTGGCAGAAACCTTGACGTTCACGCTGATCTGGTTCTGGTCGTTGACAGTAACCTCAGCAGAGCTGGTAGCAATGCCAGTGTAGATATCGATCAGGCTGCCAACAGGAATCTTAATGACGTCACCGCTGGTGATGGTCAGCTGGATCTCTTTGGTCTTGGCATCATACTTACCGCTGGTCACAACCAGATCTTTGCCAAGATTGATGGTCAGTGCGTCGCCGCCAAACACAGGCAGGGAGATAGTGCGGGTCTCGGCATCATAGGTGGCGTCATGCACAACACCGGTCAGTGTGGTGGTAACAGGGACATCGCCCTTGGCGACACTCAGCACGCCAGACTTGTAAGAGACATCGGTAACAAACACACCCTTGCCGCCGACAACACCAGCGATCTTGTCGTTGACGTAATCAGCAACAGCCTTGGTGGTAGGCACGGTAGTATCGGTAGCACCGCTGGCAGGGATAGCCGTAACAGCGCCCTTGGTGAGCTGGACATACTCAGTGCCGTTGTAGACATGCAGGGTAAAATCATTCGTGCGCAGGTAAACAACGCCCTGGACCTGGCCGCTCTCCGGCAGGGCAGAGACCATCTTGACGCTCTTGGTGTACTCGGTCGCGCCCTTGAAAATCTGCAGGGTATCAGTGGTGAAATACAAGGTATTGCTATCCTTGACTGCCAGCTTCTGGTAATCAACATAAGCACCATACTTAAAATTCACATTAGCCATAATTTTTCTCCTTTTTGTTATGAAAAAATCTCTTGTTTGTCTAAACTAACCCATGGGAATCAAAACTCCTGCCACACAAAGCCCGCGTTGGCCGTGACAGTCGGCTCTACAACAAAGCTGCTATCACCGCTGGCCTGAACAGTGTACGGCTGGTATTTTCCATTTTCGTCGCGGATCATAACGAACTGGCCTGCATAGGTGTCGCTGTTTTTATTCAGCGCCGTAATGGCCTCGCCGGGGCTGTTGAACCGCGGATTGCGGGATTGAAGTACCTGCTGGGTCTTGTCATCCTTAATGTAGATGATCTCCGAGGTATCCTTGGTCACAACAAGGTCGCGTCCATCCAGCTTTCCGTTTTCAATCGCAGTCGCAATGTCGCTGGCATTACCGTAACCAAGCTTGGAGTATTTGTTTGCCATCTCAATCTCTCCTTTCTTTGCGTATTACATAGAAAAGCCGGATGGCTGAATTTAAAATTCAACCACCCGGATAGTCCCATCTTCAAGGTCAACATCGCTGGAAGTAATCTGCACTGTATTGCCGATCGGGGTTTTGCCCGCCTTCAGCTGCAAGCGGCCTTCGTTATAAATCAGGCCGTCCGCCTTCGTGTCTGCAATCGCTGCGTTCGCATCAGCCAACTGGTTGGCCAAAGACTGCAGCGCAATGATACGGCCGTCCAGCGCACTCAGGGCACTGTCAGGCACAATGTCACTCCAAGCACTGATTGGCAGCACTCTCAGCGTACCCACAGAGGTTTTGCGCACATGCTGTATCCCTGTGCCGTCTGCCAGCATCTCCAGCTTTGCAAAGCTCAACTGCAGCTGTACCTCGCCCGCCTCGCGTGTAAGATTCGTATCCAGCGGCAGTTTGTACTCCAGCATGTCCTTATACTTGTCCTCAGACAGCGATAAAATCTCGCTTTTGTATTCGCGGCTTACAGGCAGAATATACTCCATCAGGCATTCATACTCCGCCATATTCTCTTCCTTATAAATAGGCTCAACCAAAAAGTGCAGACTGTCTACCAGCTTACTGCGCTGCATAATGCGCTCCTGTACGCTGGTAACCAGCTCATTGTCCTCGCCAAGCAAAATCGTGTACATGGCTTACACTCCTTTCTTAATAAACTCGGCTTCCTCAGCCGTGATTTTCTTTGCCGCCAAAAGCGCGTCCACCTTTGCATCTGTAACTTCCTTCGCCTTGTACAGCCGTGCAAGACTCTGGGCAAAAGTGCTAACCATAACAATATCCGCCATTACAGCACGCCCCCTTTCAGCAGCTCCAAAGTGTAAGCATCAATGATTTCCTCGGCAGTTTTACCGTTCAGCATTTTCAGATTTTGATACTCATAGATATCAATCGGTATCAGTTGCACGGTGTTGTAGCCCTCCACGGGGAACTTGTACAGTTCCTCACTGTGCCAGACCTCATCACCGTCACTAGAAAGAAAACCCTGCGCCTCATCCTCGGGACACAGGGTCAGAATATTGTGTTTTGGTTGATATTTTACATAGACCAGGTGGTCGAGCACATCGATCACGCGGTCATTGTACATGACTTTATAATACATACTCGAACCTCCCTTAAATGCTAAACATCAACAGGATGTCGTTTGTGTCTGTTGGGTAGAAATACCCATAGACTTCACCGGATGTATTCACCGCATTGTAATAAGCGTTGTAATCCTTATTCGGACTTCGCGTCCAGTACGCAACCACTTCGCCGTCCGGATTCGTGCGCTTACGGCTCGTATTGGTCGTAATAAAATCGATCGCCGTGCCCTCGTACACATACGGCTCGGAACTCATGTTTGCATCCAGCTCAATCGCGCTCGGGATAAAGATGTAGCAGTCCGCTGTAGAAACATCGGTCTTGGCATTGCCGACGTTGCCGGGGACCTTCACTTTCTTAACAAGCTGACGCCAACCAATCGGTAGCGCCTTATAGACGCGGCCATTCAGATAGGTGTTCAGGGTCGTAGGCTTCGCCCAACCACCGGCATTGTTATTGGCATTGTCCATGGACATCGTCTTACCCAGCGTCTTTTCCGCCAGCAGGCTCAAAGAGCTGCGCTTGCCCGTACCATCGCTCAGGTAGTAACGGTTGAAGCAGGCATTAAAGGTCAGCTCACTATGCACCCAGTTGACAAGCTCCTTGCAAGTGGTAACACCAAGGTCAGCATACCAGAGTTTCGCCCAGTACACAGTACCGATGCCATAGCTTTCATACGCACCGTCAGCAGCCTTCGCGCAGCCAAACACCAGCTCAGCATTTGTCTTTGTAGTGCGGGTACGGCTAAGCTCCGTGTATTTGCTGGTATCAGCACCCATATTGGATGTGTAGACATGCAGCCCATTCTCGCCCTTGATATGGCGTAGGACAATGATTTCGCGTGTGCCCGGCATAGCAGCATCAGCAGACTCAGTACCCCAAGCCAGCTTACAGCCGCTGTTCTTCCAAAGGCGGAAACCATTCATGCCGTCACCGTCATAGCACTGCATCAGCACGCCGTTGTTCGCAGTCGTGTTCATCATGCGGAAGTCAACCGCAAGCGTAAAGCTCCGATCCTCGCTCAGCAGATTCACGCCAGTGTCCACATGATTCTTACCGGTAAACTCCGTCGGCTGTGCAATCAGAACCTTTTCCGTAATATCATCAAAACTAAAATCTGCACCCATCGTAATGGTCACAGGATCTTTGCTTGTAACAACGGTGTTCTCTACGCCAACCTTCGTCATCGCATAGATTTCAACAGGCCGCAGCGAACCAAACTCCTTGCCGTCGAAATACCCACTCACATACTCGCAGCTGTCGTACACAGCGTTGATATCCTTATCGCCGGTGACATAGCCACCTTTGTCCCATCCGCTGAACAGATAGTATTTGTAGGCAGTCTCCTCGCCTGTATAAACAGGCATGTCGCCATCGTACAAAACAGTCGAACCATACGGAGCCGTAACAGACTTCAATACCGCACCACGGTTCAGATACCGCACCGTGTACTTGCGCACACTCTCGGTGTACAGCGCTGTAACCGTCTGGTTGCCGAAAACAGTCGTAAACTCGGTATCCCAGCCCTTAAAGGTAAAGTCCGTGCTCACGGTACTCTCCGCAGTAGGCGTGGGGATCGGGTTCTCCGCTCTCGTAATGGGGTCAACTGCCTTGCCACCCTTGTCAATGTACTGCACATCCAGAATGGTGCCGTTCTTGTTCACAAAGGTCCACGCAAACTGCTCAATCAACGTATTGTAGCTTACCTTCAAGTCAGGCCACTGGGCATTGTAGCGCTCCAGCTCCTTCTGACGGATCGTAGGCAGGTGTACCTTACCAGCCAATACAGAATGGTCGGTATTATAACCGTTCTCATCCGTACCCGTCATCGCGTACAGCTTTTCAAGCAGCTTTGTATCGGTCATCTGCCAATCTAGGCCAATCAGGCGCACACGGCTCAGATTTGTACACTTCACCAGCATGTCCTTCAGATCAATGGTAGCACAGTTCTCCACAACCAAAGCCGTAATGTTCGTATAGTCACTGATTTTCAGGTCAGTCAGGTGGTTCAGGTTGCGTGCCGTCAGACTGCTGATTGCAGGCAGTTCCGCCGTTTCAATCTTGCCGCCGTTCGCAAAGGCAACACCGGTAATACCACTGCCGCCAGCCTTAAACAGCGTCAGGTTCGTACAGCCGGTCAGATCAATAGACTTCTTCAGATTCGGCACATTCTGCAGGTTCAAGTGCTCCAGCAGTGTATTGTTGCCGACAGCAAAGTCCGTCATGTTCGTATTCTTGTAGCCTTCCACGTCTGATCCGATCTGCAGGTCAGTCATTTTAACACCATGGCTGAAATCGACATAGCCGGGGTAGAAGCCGGAAATATCACCGATACTGCGAATCAGGCTTGCGTTGTAAACATAAACCTCAGTATCATTCATGGCCGCAATCGGGCAGTGAACCTCATAGGTCTGTCCGCGCTTGCCGCGCATCTTTACAGGGTTGGAACCGTACAACACAGATACATAGGTATCCGCATACGGCACGATATGGAATGTACCGTCCGGCTTTACACCAGTCCAGTTCACAGGCGTATAACCACGAATCGTCATATCATCGCTGGTCGCAGCACTGCCGCTGTACTTAGAAGCCATATACTTTTCCTGATACTTCTGGAATTGACGGCGCTGATGGCGCTTGTTGCCGTGCATCATGGGCAGATAACTGGTCGTTCCATTTTCCTCGTAAGTACGGAAATATTTGCGCCGCATATCCATGACCCACAGGCGCTCCGGCTTCACATCTTGATAATCCTCGAATTTCTTCAGGATACGGGATGCACTCCATGCCAGTGCGTTTTCACGGTCACGGAACATAGCCGCCAGCTTGTCAGGGAACAGGTCGCGGATCTTGCACCACAGCTTGGAATCGCTGGCGTTAAACACACTCTTGGTGCCAACGGTATCCGTATCCTCGTAGCCATAGCTCAGGGTCAGTCCGCCCTCATTGTCGTTGCCCTGCGCGGTATCATTGTCGTAGTCAAAGCAGAAATCCCAATGGATAAGATCGCTCGTATGCGGGAACACATTCTTCGCACGGTTATCGACCATCGTGTGGCGCTCTGTAAACAGGTAGTGATACAGCGCAGAGTCCATGACAAAATAATCCTCAAAGTGCGCCTTAAACTCCTCGTCACTCGCATTCACGACCCAGTTCTGCACACGGATCCACGCATCCTTCGCAGCCTGTACTTCCTCTTCGGTGCAAGCCTTATTGATGTAGCGGAACTCAAAGCTGTTGTCGCCGTCCCAAGTCTCCTGCGAGAGATCACCGTTCAGGAATCGGGTCTGCTCATCGGTGTTGTTATCAATCTCAACGATAACCTCTTTATGGTTATCAGTGTCCATGCCCATCGTATTGTTGTTTTTCTTAGAGTTACCAATATCACCGCAGGCATAGAAATGCCACTTACCGTCATGAAACACGGTGCTGTTCTCAATATCCGTCTCCTGTACAAAGACAACACACGGGTAGAAGGCCATCGTGTCGCGCACCTTCGGGTTGTCCTTGCGTGCCTTGCGAATGTACGGGTTAAACTCATTGAAATCATCTGCCAGCAGCGCGTTGTTTGCGTTTTCGGACGATGCAACGTTGACTTTAATATTAAAGTAATTCTCCGCCACGCTATTTTCCGTCAACGCATACACAGAACCTGTGCTCTCATCACCAAAGGTAAAGCCGCCCTTGCAGTTAATGTCGATGTTACGCGCAGATTCGCCATAGTGGTCAGAGCTTGTGCCCTGTCCCTTGTGGGAGCCATTGGCTGTCCAGTTGTCCTCAACGGCACGTCCGTTCTTGTAGATCTGCTGGATAACAGTGTTCGCAACTTCATTTTTCTTGCCGGTAGTGAAGGTCGGCGCACTGATCTTGATAACACGCAGGTCTGGGCAGCGCTCCGCCAGAATGTCCGGGTTCAGCTCACCGCTTGCATCCGTGATGTTGTTGCGGTTATACCGCTCGATCATTTCGTCAGCGTTCTTGGCATCCGCAATAAAGTTGTCCAGGATCTCATCATCAGACAGGTTCATGGAATAGGTCTTCATGCGGTAAACAAGAACATCGCAGTCGTCAGAACCGATGGTAATGCCAACCGGGCTTGACTGTGTAAAATTGTCGCTACCGTCATACAGCTCCACCTTGCAGGGGATACCGTCCAGCCACAGCACCATTTCTCTATACTGGCTATCGGGCAGAATGTTGAACTCAAACTCCATGAAGTCATCTTCACAGGTCGGCAGCTCCATCGTATTCTGCGCACTGGTCAGCGTAATTTTCTGTGCCTGAACGTTCAGACCAACACCGCCCTGTACACAGGTCAGCACAGTTGCGTCATAGTCACGCACATTCGCCGTATTAAAAACGAGCTTGAAGTTCTTTCCCAACTTCTTGGCATCATCGGCAAACAGCTTGTAATTGATCGTGGCGCGTGTGCCCGCCTTCACGCAGAAGTAGGTGTCGCCGTCCTTATCAAGCTGATAGCCGCCATTGACCCAGTCGAAGTTATCGCTCACGCTCATGCCCGTCTGGCCATCTGTCCACAGTCGGTCAGTACCGGCATTGGTCTTGCCGCTCGGGTTAAAGTCAAACATAAGGTTCGTCTTAACCGGCTCAATTACAACGCCAAGGTCAACTACGTTCACGCTGATCGTCTTTACGGTCTCACCGCAAGTGATTGTCAACGTATGCTTGCCCTTATTCGCGCTCTTAAAGCTCCAGGTCTGCTTTGTGCGCCCAACAGTCAGGGTAGACTCAGTCACGCCATCCACAGCCAACTTTACAGTGCTCGTGCTGGACGCAGGATCGTATACACTGTATTCAATAGACACCTTGTTATACTGCTTCGTCTCGTAATCCCTTACAGCACAACTGATAATGGGTGCGGTCTCGCCCTCAGTCACCCACATAATGTCCTTCTTGATGACATTGGACTTAACGGTCTTGCCATTGATCTCTGCCGTCATACTGATTTCCAGCAGGTGGCTGCCGTGCTTCTGCACCGGGATGGTATAGGTCATCTGTCGGCCAGTCACACTGGTAGTCGTGCCACCAATCGACTTGCCGTCCAGCGCAAAATCGATCTTCTTCTCAACGCTGCCATACGGTGTATAGCGTACCGTGACCTCGCCGCTGTAGAAAAGGCTGTCATCAAAGGTGGATTCCAGATAGAAATCAACTACATTGGCACTCCACTTCTTGGATCCTGTCGTGTCCATGCTGTCCACAACCGTCAAGCGGATCTGGTTCTCACCGCTGTGCAGATACTTCGTGATGTCAAAGCTGTTTTCGCCCTGCATAATGGTCTGGGTAGCGACTTTTGTATTGCCGACATACCATGTGCCGGTTGCATTACCGGTATCATCGCCTGCACTGTCCACACTCGTGAACCGGAACTTGACCACAACAGGGTCACCGGCAACAGCCGTAATTGCAGACTCGCCGATACGCTCAATCGTAATCGTGCTGCCCGCAGCGGGGCCACCGCCGCCACCGCCGACAATCGTCACCTGTGTCTTCGGCGTGCCGTCCTCCATAAGGGTCAGCTTGCTGTCCTCGTAGGTAATGTCATACTCGTGCCCGGCATTCTTGCCAATGTCATCCAGCTTGCCCTGAATTTGACCAACAGCAGTATTCAGGCTGTCCACCGTGCCCTGCATATCGGCTACATTATTCTTCGCCTGCGTAACATCATTGCGAATACCGTCAATAACAGAGGCATCCGCCTTTTTCGCCAGCAGCGCGTCAGTCGCTTCCTTATTATAATAGGAAGTTTTCAGCGTCTCCGGCAGATTGCCAACGCTGTCCTGCAGGTTCTTTACCACAGCATCATTGCTGGTCTTATAGGCGGCAAGGTCATCACGCACAGGCTTCACTGCAGTCTCGATTTTAGCGTCCACCGTCTTGCCGTAAGCAGTCGTCCACTCTGCGGACGGATCGCTATTGAGAGTAATTTTCTTGATTTCAGCCTCACCATTTTTAAAAGTCAGGCTGTTGGCATCGCTGTCATAGTCAACACCAAAGTTCGCCAGTCCGTCCATGCCGTTGACCTTGTCGGACAGCGCATTCAGCTCGGTTTTCTTGGCATAGTTTGCATCCAAATCACTCTGAATTTCTTTCTTGATACCGGACGCAGCAGCAGAAATTTTATTGTCAACATCGGCTACGGCTTGCTGTGCCCGCTGAGCACTCTGCGCCGCTGCATTGGCCTGGGCCGCAGCACTGGCAACCTTTTCGTCCATCAACGACACAAAGCTCTGATACCAATCACCGCTTGGCTCGATCATACCGTTGCCGGTCAGCGCCTTCAAAATATTCAGTTTTCCGTTCGGACGACTTTTCCACACATAGCTCTGTCCTTTTTCGTTGGAGCCTGTGGCCGTGATCTCAAAATCAACTTCGCCGTCCACCGATGTGACATTCTCGTCGATCAACCAGCCAAACCGAATTGTATCGCTGTTATAGGTCACATTGACAGGGGTCGCGTAGTTCTCATCCCCGTCCTTATTCACAAAATGCACCTGCAGCATCATGTCCAGCAGGTCTACACCATCGTAGTAGCGCGGCATCTGGAACGGAATGAACTGACTGTTCTTCTCTTGCGTAATATTGATCTGGCTTTCATCCAGCTTGATGTTTTTCAGCTCGTCAATGCTGGAATATTTGTCGTCCCTGTAGCTCGAATACCAGGTATATTTCCCGCTGATGGCATAATCGTCGGAGGCAGAATCCGCCATCACAGCGAAAGCCTCATCATCATCTGCCGCCATCGACATGATCATAGGCTCGGCGCTCTGCACTGCCGTCTGTGCCATAAATTTTTTCTTCGATTCTTCAAAAGAAAGTGCCAATAGTTCCACCTCCTGTAACTTTTTAATAATAGACTAAAACAAACTGTATGCCGTAACTATCTCCGACTGAAAGCTGCGCCCCATATGTGTTTCCATTGGCCCAAGCGGACTGCGTGCTGTTTACTCCGACACCGGGGGAACCAGCTGACGCCAGGCCAACCAGTGTTCCGCCTGTAAACGTAAAGTTATTCACGCCTGGATTACAGGTCTTTACAATAGTTGTTCTTTTCAAAAGTCCGCTTACACTTCCGGCACGTACAGTACCGCCACCGGTATGGTATCCGCCCGGAACCTGAACTGTTTGCCCAGGGTCAATAGTAGATGACCACGCTCCATTGTTCGGCATTGACCCTGTTTTAATAATCTTATCCCCTGCATAAAACTTTTTCCCGCTCAGCACATTTTCTGTACCGGCATCGGCCAGCGCTAACTTGCTATTTACAAGGCCAGTTGCAGGCCCCATCAAACTGTCAGCCATACTTATCTAGCCTCCCAAAATACATCTACATCACATGTCGGTTTTTCCCAGCACTTAATTGTCACTGCCCCTTCTCCAGGCGTACACTTGCCTGCTGCAAAAAATCCAAGGGCTTCCTGCTTTGCTTCGTTTTTTGCCCTGTCATCTGTCTGTGTGGACTGCGGAATGCCAAGCATGGCTGTCGCTTTAATCGGCGCACCGCCGCCTACTGGCGTCACGTTTTGCGTCTGTATAAAATAGCCCCTTATGCTTACCCATCCGCCCATGGTAAAGATCCCCGTGTATAACTGCGGGCCAACCTTGCGCACATTACCACTGCCATCGCCGATATATAATGTACCCGCACTATCAACGGCTGGCTCTCCATATTTCAGCGTTTCCGGTACTTTTGGCGTATCTTCACAAGCGTTCATGCCGCCCTGTCTTTTCAATCTGATTCCCATAAGTTCCTCCTATCAATAAGCGCCGCCGTCAATCGTTTCCTTATCATCAATCATCTGACCAAGGTACACACCTACCTGATACTTAAAAAAGATCTGTGTGGCCAAAATCATGTCGCGCAGCTTGTTAAACTTATCTGCGTCATAAACAGAAAGACGCAAATCACTGTTCTCGGTTTTCCCAAGATAGTCATTTGCGTCTGTAATATTATTTGCATTGATGTATTCGTAGTATTTATCTGCCTTCTTTTTGGTCGTAATCGTCAAGTCTTGCATTTTGTCAATATTGTCAACCGCGTTCGGAAATACCGTATCAAGGTCTTCCAGCATCTGTTTATAGTCCATATATTATCACCCCGTAACAGTTTCTGTGGGCACCAAAACGACTGTGTTTGGGTAGTACGGGTAAAACCTCGCCATCTTCACAGTCATTGTGCCGCTGCCAAGTTCGTAATTGATCGAGCTTATCATATATTGCTGTGGCTTTTTTTCGCTTGCCAAATGTGCTGTATAGCTTACCTTCTGGTTCACATCCAGCCATGGTATCAGCAGACATTCCACACTGATACTGTCTGTCAGCCGCGCTCCAAGATACAGCTCATATTCCGCACGTTGCAAAGCAAGCTCATCTGTGTAGATTTTCTCATAGTCGCCACTGTTGCAAACCTTGATTCGTTCTCCGATCTTATCGATTGTAAACGGGCTTTCAGGGTTTACCACATAACCAATATTGTCACAAGCAAACGCAGCCTTGTCCTTAGCCGCTTGCTCTGCATTTGGCAGTTCCTTTACAAGCCGCGCCATGGCATGTACCTGCGTTTGGCCAATAAAAATAAACTTAAATTTCTTTTCGCCCTCGCCATACTCTTGCTTATACTGCACAACATAGTATTTGCCTTTTTCCATCGTTCCTGCAGCTATACTCATGTCCTCGCCTGTATCATTCAATGCGGAGCGGTATAATGGATATGGCCCATATGTTTTTTCGGATTTTGTACCGGTGTTCGGGTCTGTCTCTGTGTTTATAATTCGCACCTGGCACCCATCAGGATTGGTCTCCGGTGCCAAAAAACTGAACTTCTTGTTGCTGGTTATGCTGGCTCCTGTTACTCGCACGGTATATATGCCATTTTCATAGCTGCTGCTATCAGAATAGTAATTGCTTTTTGTGGTCTCTCCCCACACTTCAATGACATTGCGAACCTCGCTGAAGCTGTTTGATAAACTCTCGCTGATCACACAGCGGTCAAAGATCGTGTTGTCTAATATAACAGGCTCGCCATTGTCCATTGGTACACGCTGGCACACAAAAGTGTCCTCGTCAAAAAACATCTCATAGCTATAGTACAAATCGCGCAGTTCTTTCAGGATGTCCCATACAGTTGCCCCTGTGTCCCAACTCATGTCGTAAGGCACAACGGCGTTCTGATACCCTATTCTGTAACTACTGCATTGTCCCAACTGCGTTACGGTTTTTACTATAGCATCGCGGATTTCACTGTCTTTTGGTATTTTGGTTTCACTGCCGATCAATGTTCCATTCAGTGTGCCATTTAATGTGCTGACAAGATCCAGACAACTCACCTTTAACAGCTTTGTTGTCGCGTCATAAGTAAACGAATTGTCATTAAAGCTATACACGCCCTTTGGATACCACACAGTCTCCCCAGTTCTTTGATTTAAAAATCCAATAAACACACGCACATGCTTATCTATCCACACGCGAGCTGTCTCTGCCGTGATATAGCTGTCATCTTTTACAAGAATCGTTGCATCAAATGTATTTCGTATGTCACTGCTGCTGTCGGTAGAAATACTGCCATCAATAAAAACACCCTGTATTTCATCAATGACCATGAATTTCGTATTCAGCAGCTGGATCTTCGTGTAAATGGTTTTTGTTCTCTGCCGTAAAAGGTCGATGTCCTGCTGTTGCACTTCATACATAGGTCATCCCTCCACATTGCAGTCTATAAAGTTGTTGTAATACAAATCCCCTGCGTTTTCTGGATCCCCAATTTCTACCCAGCTAAAGCTGTGATGCACATACCCCTCAATATCGTCATTGTTTTCGGAAATCCCGTCTGTTGTGCATATCATCCAGATGCGTCCATCTGTCAGCTTCATGATTTTTGGCTTACCGTCGTTCAGGAACGCCTTGATCTCTTCACGATATTCGTAAGCTTTTTCAGCTGTATATTCTCCTGTGCTATCCTTTGGTAAAAACATCATCGTAAACTGACCGCTCTCGTAATCCGAATTGCCATTGTTGATAACGACGGGGTATTTATTGCTCAGCGTTGTTACAACATTTGTCTGTTTGTTTCTAGTAATCGTACCCTTGCTGATTTCCAAATCTGTGCTGTACCCCTTGTCCTTTTCAAACAAAAAGCATCCGACAAAGCGCGGAGTAATGCCATTTTTGTTTACATAGCCCTCTTTGTTATCCACAACAGGGACAAGCGCGTATTCATAGCCAACACCATTTGCCGCATAACGGTCATATCGTTCAAACTCCAAGTCATGCGGCTCCTTAATAGGTACATCAAATAGTGTAACCCAGTTATAGCCACCGGCTCTGCGGCGCTTAATACGTATCGAGCTGATCTGTTGTATCATGTAGCTGATATTGCCGCCGCGTAAATTTCCGTCAAAGGTGGCGTTCATGATCGTATCGTAGTCCCAACTCGGGAAGTCATCCGGCTGGTCCTCAATACTGCGTGTTACATAAAGCTGGTCAAATGCGCCATTTCCAATTACAAGCGTATCAGCGTCATCTACAATTACATGTGTCAAATCTGCGGTATACTTGTAACCGGCAATGCCAGTACCACAAAAAAACATAGCACTCCCTCCTTACAAGTTTTGCGCCTCAATTACTGCAGCAATATTTCTCTTATCGACCTTGATCTCGCAGACCTCTCCGATTCTTCGCAGCTGGATCAGGTATTCTTCGCCATCTGTTAAAACCGGCATGGCAGTGCTGTGGATGGTGTAAACAAGGCTGTGGCTTTCGCTTTCGCATCGCACATCAATATACCCGATTTTCACACCCATAATATCGTTAGTCGCAATACATACTTTATTTGTAATGGCAGCCGACCCCATTATGGAATTTGTCGCTGCCCATCCCTCGCGATATGTAAGGAAAAGAGTATTGTTTGACTTATCTATCAGCTCCATGATTTTCTCGCCTGCCACAAACCCATATCCAAGCAACTTAATGGTAAAATTGCCCTGTACAGTAAATCCATCATCAAACAGCACCCTCTGGCCTGGCTTGCGCAAATCGACCATGTGGTTGTCATGGATATATTCTGGGTTTCCGCCGCCGTCAAGCCGCCCTGTCACAGTACGGATATTGCAGCTTACACGTACCGTTCCATCATGGTTGTCACTAAGGTCAACATAGGTCCAGTAGTTCGGCGTGATAAATTTCACACTAAACGGCACAAAGCCAGTGTCCGCCGTCATGCCGTTCAACGTATCGCCAACAGCCCGCAGGTAATACTGTGTTCCGTCCTCCAAGTTCTTCAGCGTGTACTCCAACAGATCAACGCCGTATCGAGTTTCACTTTTGCGCACCAATACATGGTTAGCGTTGTATAACCCAACGGTATACGTATTCAGCGGTTCGTGCTCTGCCTGACTATAGCTAAGTTTCACGGTCAATTCGCTACTTTGTACGACCTGCCCCGTTGCTACATTACTAAAACCAAACCGCGGTGTCGTAAAGCATCGAAAGCTCTTCTGGCTCGACCAACTGCTCGGCTCATCCGCCTTGTTAAACACCCGTAGTTTGCAGTAATAGTATTTACCGTTCTGCAGCTCACCACCGTTGATCGTGTGGTAGGTACGCATCCATTCCGTTTTCTGGCTGTATACCTGACTGCCTGTTTCATTGTCATAGATGACCAGCTCGTTTGCAAAGACCTGTTCACCCTCATAAGCAAAGTTGATGTTTGCGCCAACAGCGGCGTCAAACGATGGGATAATATAAAGCACCGGCTGTGCCACTCTCATCACTCCCCTTTTTAACAAAATAAAAAGCCGCCCAGCAGTCAAAACGACCACTGAGCGGCGTAGATTGAATTCAATCGTTATTTAATTCTTCTATATACATTCCAAGAAAAATATCCCCGACCATACAGTCGATGGATTGTTAAGCGATGTTTCTGCGCATTTTTACTCCGTCGATTCGATGTAAATGTCCTTCCAGTTGTTCTGCGGCACCTTCACACGGACAACCGTTCCCACTGCCAAGCCTTGTTTATACGGCAATGTGTATGTGCCGCCAAAAGCAGCCACCGTGTACAGCCCACCGCCATTCACAGCCGTCACCTGCCCGATAGAAGTCCTGTCATAGCTTGCACGGTTGATGAGCTGCTGGCATCCTCTGCGGATCTGTGCAGCCAGTTCTCTCAGTGCATCAATATCTTGCTTGTTCAGCGTGGCCACCTCCCTTATATTTTGCATTCTACTTTGTATTACCCACCACTCACCCGTAGACAGCACAAATGTACCGTCCGCACTCCACTATAAATTAAACCTTAAAAATTACCTCTTGCTAAATTCCTGTGCAAAAATTCCGCTTACACGGTCATGGATCACACGGCCAAAGCTCTCTACATCATTGACACCATACATTTGGATGTCACCCACATTGACCACCGGAGCACTGCTCATATTCGGCTGCGTGATCTCCACACTCTTGATGCTGCGCTGTGGCATATGCGATGCAATAAAGCTCTCCGGGTCAAGACCAAATTTCCACAGGTTTGCACTCGGCTGTGCCGGGATAACGCTGCTACCCTTCTCAATCAGGCTGTACTGGCCGAAACTCGGCTTGCGCATCTTGATCTCAGGGCCTTTCTCGTCCGTGATAGCAATATGGGTGGTTGCAGCGTTCAGAACACCAGTGGCATGTTGCAGAGGGTCAAAGTTCGGTTTGCCCCACTGAATTTTATTGCCATGACTTGTAACAGTGCCCAAAGGCATTAGCGTATTAAAGTCGGCCTTGCCGATGGCTTCAAGCATCTTCTGCTGAGCCTGAGTTACAGACTCAATTTTGGCACGAAGAGAATCATAGCTTGCACCCATTTCAACACATGTCATCTGGACGGTTGTCATCATGGCCGCATGAGTAATATCGGTACTATCTGCCGCATACTGCTCCTGCGTGGCAATGTTAGCAAGGTGGTTAATAATATCATCGCTGCTTACGCCATACTGGTTTGCCAAGTCTACCAGACTCGTAATCTGAGACTGTCTTTGCCAGTAAGTTAAATCCGTGTTCTCCGCAACTGCTTCAAAATTGGAATTAAGAATTTCTGCGATTGTATCGTAGGATGCCTGATTCTGATCCGCAAATTCAAGCAGATTTTCAAGTTGCTGTTGATAAGACTCATTGGTCATATCTCCGCTCTCAATAAGAGTATCATTATAACCTTGAATCAATTTATCAATAGTATCATATCCGCCGGAATAGCTGTTGACAATATTGTCCATGGCCTGTGTGAGTTCAGCACGCTGTTCAGCTGTAAGATCAGTACACTGTGAAAGTGTGGTCATGTACTCACTCAAAACATCACGCATCAGCGCTTGCTTGTCTGCCGTTGTTTGCTGTACTGTGCCAAGCTCATCTACAGCGTTAAAATGCGCTTTCGTGCCCTCGGTCAAATTAGCAATAGTATCAACCAATCCACGCTGTTTTTCGCTTAGGTCGTCTGTATCTTTGCCAAGTCCAGAATATACCTCACGAAGTTCCTCTAGCTTGTCAAGCAGATCTTGTGTATCTTGGCTTAAATCGGAATCAGCTTCAACATCTGCACCAGTATCAGCGTCAAAACTTGCACTGGAATCGCTTCCACCAGAACCGCCGCCACTACTCGCAGCATCCTTCGCATTACTGATAGCCTCCTCCAGCTTTTCGATGGACTCTGTGATGGAATCGATCTGGTCAGTAACGCCGCCGATCTCCTGCATATTGGCAAGAACATCGTCCTTATAACCAACAAGATCGCCAGCCATACCGTCAAGTGTCATGTTGTTGAAGTGTGCCGCAGCCGCAAGCCCGAGCTGATAATCCTCCCAGCTTGTACCAATCAGGCTGATAACCTCGTTCCACTTCTCCTTCATGTCATCAAGGTCGGCAATCTGTGCCTCGATGGATTTGTCATAAGCATCTTTCAGCTCATTGATCTTATCGATCTCATCATCAACAGCCTGCAGGATATCCTCGTTGCGCCAATCGCGCTGCTGCTCGTCAAGGTTGGTCTGCGCCTCGTTCACAGCCTCCTGATCTGCTGCCCAGATAAAGCCCTGATTCTTATTGTAGATGTGAACCGTCCGGTTGGCCTTCGCCTTCTCCAATGCGTCCTTGAGTTCTGCTAACTTAATAGCACGATCCTCCTCGTCATTGGCCTTCTGCAGTGCTGTCTTTTTCTTGTTCAGCGCCTCGATTTCAGCCTCAAACGCCTTGTCCTGCACATCTTTCTCCTTGTTCAGTGCCTTTTCGCGTTTCTCGATCTCGTCGATTGCAGCCTGGCCATAGATCTTCAGCTTGTTGGATTCCTTCTCAAGGGCAGTTTTCTGCTTTTCCAGCGCTGTTTTTTGCTTCTCAAGGGCCTTTTTGTTCTCTTCAAGGGCCTTGGAGTTATCCTTGGTTGCCTTAGTGCTGGCCTTAGTGGCTTTGTAGGTACTCTTGACCCGCGGGTCTTGGCCAACACTGTAGCCATTGCCGCCGACATAACTGCCCCTACCCGGGCTGCCGGAATCCATGGCTGTACCAGAGGCCAGCGCAACACCGCGTCCGCCAATAAAACCTTGGTCAAGTAACTTCTTCGTTTTGCGATGGTCAAATACAATCGCATCTTTAGGCAGGTTTACAAACTCAGCGCCATTATCACCAACAGTATACCATTTGCCGCTGTGCGGGTTCACAACCAACTCGTTGCCAAGCTCTCCAACCAGAGTGCGTCCACCGGCAAAAGCACCACCGTAGGCACCGGCACGCTGTTCTGCATAAGTTTTAGTGCGGGCAGATTTAACAGTAGTCTGATTTACCTTAATGGTCACCGTGTGGGAACCGTCAATAGTATTAAGCTGGTTTATAATGTTATCCAGCGTTGTAATGCACTTTGTAGCATTCGCCGTAATCGTAACAGGCTGCTCTACATGAGCCTTCATTGTATCGTATTGGCTGGTAATAGTTTGCGCGGCGTTATCGTCAGTTTCTGTCTCAATCTTGATAAGACCGGCATTTTTCATGTCGTCAATGACATCACTGGGAACCTTGCCATTGACCTCCTGCTCTTCCAAATACAGTCGAATTTCGGTATCTGTAGGCTCGCCCATCTGTTGACGTTTCTGCAACAGTTCGGTGAGTTTCTGGTTGGCGCCATCCAAATTATCCAAGTCAGCAATCTGTCCGCTGCTTGCAAACGCCTTTTCAGCTTCTTTTGCGGCTTCCTGTGCTTTATAAATGTCAATCTCATTCTGTACACGAGCCGCAGAATCAAGTGCGTCGGCTGCCTGCTGGGCGTTTTCGCTTAGCTCAACGCCATTGTCTTTCGCTTTCTGTACCGTATCGGCCAACTGGTCAAGTCCGCTGCGCTGGTATAGCCCATCCAGAGCACTCTCTAACTCTTCTGCCCTGGCATCCAGAACCTGCCACGCTTCACTATTCGGCTCAAGGTCTGCCATCTGGTCTTTAATGTCGTCCAGCTGCATTTTATAGTTGGTGATTGGGTCGCCAAGCATGCTGCCCCAGTCAAATGTCCAACCATACTCCTGCATCTCACCAAAGATAGATTGTACAGCATCCGGCGAAAGTTTCAGCGCTTTTGCAAAATCTTCCGTGGTCTTGTCTGCCAGGATCTTAATAGAGCCATCGCTCTCTTGCTTCATAAGCCCTGCTTTCAGGCTGTCTGTGATAAAGTTGTTAATGCCGGAACCATCATCAGAGCCATCGCTGGCCTGCTTAAAGTAGCGGTTTAGTTTCTTGATGTATTCAGCAGCTGTTCCCTCGTAATCATCCGGGATAAGGAACTCAGAAGCCGCCTGCCACTTGACCGTGCCAATCTTGCCATTCTTCAGTCCTTCAGCCAAAGCTTTCTTTGCTTCAATGGCACTATCATACATGTCGCCGGACTCAGTAGCGTTCTGTGCGTTCAGCCAATCCTGGTAAGCACTGCTTGCCTGCATCAAGGCCGAATACTGCATCTGCAAGCTGCGGCAATTATCACGCAGTGCCTGGCTTTGGCTTTCCAGTGCGGCCTTTTCTTCGTCAAACTGCTTCAGTTTGTCGGCATCGGCCTCAATAGACTTGCGCACCTCATCTGTGTAATAGGACAGGTCATTCTTAACCTTCTCATACTTGACCTGGTTCTGACTGTAAGCTACCTTAATATAAGCTTCAGACTCTTTTACCTTGGCTTCGGTAAGCTGTTGCGCCATCTCGCGGTTCAGCTGCATGGTGCCGTTGCTGTATTGCAGTGCGGCCGCGTATTCAGCATTATCCTTGATCAGTTCGCTGTAAGAATCGGCATTGACATTAACGCCAGTCCCTTGCGAATTCAAGATAGAAGTAACACTGGATACCGCCTTGCTGGCTGCGGTTGCCATGGTCAAAGCAGAACTGGTAAACTCGTTAGTGTACTTGATGTTATCGCTATAAACAACACCAAGTTCAACAAGCGTGTCAATCAATGTGTCAAGAGGAATATCCAACCCCTCTGCAGCAGATTCCAAGTCAAGATATGCACCAATCGACTTTCGTGCATCGCCGGTTACATTATTTAATGTGTGGTCTGCTTTGCTCAGGCTTTCAATATTTAAAATATCAATATCCTGCAGGCCGTACTTGTCAATGCTATCCAGTGCAAGCCCTATATTCTTATATACTTCCTCGGCTTTGTTTTCGCTCAAATTTGCCGATTCTACAAACTGCTTAAACGGGTCGAAAGAGTTCTCGTCCTCTACCAACGTTTTCCAACGCAACACAGAATCCTGTACATCATGCATACTGTGACCGACGTAATCGCTGCTCTGCTTAAACAGTTTCTGCAATTCTTCTTCGCTAGAACCTGCAATCGCGGCAACATCGGCAGCGGTAAGCTTAGCGCCATTTACAATCTGTCCTTCTACACCGGCCACCATACCAGAGATTTTCTGCTCAACACCGTTTACTTTAAGGTATAGTCCTTCTGCATCAAGAGCAAGCAGCTTATCAACATCGATTTTGCCAGTCTGGCCGTCAGTGGCTTTCTCAACAAGGATGTTGATATACTCATCCATAGTGTCTGCACTGAGCGGAACCAAACCGCTATTAGTCTGCAGCATTGGGGTATAAGCAATCTCTACGGCGTTATCGCCTTCGCCAAAACTGTGCGAGACTCCTTCAACGGTAGAGTAATCCCCTACCCCAACATCCCACTTCCAGGAAGCAATGACATCCTTGTATTTCTTCAGATTTTCTGTGTTCCACTTCAATACATCGCGGTTGGTGTTGCTAATATTACCGTACTGCTTGTACTTGTCATTCAAGTCAGCAAGATTTTTAGAACATTCCTTATAAGTCTGAGCCGCCTGAGAGAATCCCTCGTTAAGTGCCTGTTGAGCAAAGGATTGCTTGGTGATATTATTCAACTGATCCGCCTGCGCCTGCATATACTGCTGCACAAAGCTATTGTCAATATCAGTATTGGCTAATTCGTCCTGCGCGGCCTTGACCTTTTTCAGTGCGGCGGCAATGGCCTTATCGTCATTCTTGGCAACGGCATCGTTGTAGGTTTCCTGGGCTTCGGTGAGGTCGTTGTAGGTCTTGGACCATGTATCGCTAAGCTGGATTTGATACTTGGCTGCGGTTTCAGCGTCGCTTCCCCATGTATCAATAACAGACTGTGCATCCTGTACACCAGTTGACAAACCATTTCTTAATGCTTCATATTGCTCACTGCCAAGGAAGTGTGTCTTGTCTTCAATTTCTGACAAATCATTCATAAAGTCAGACAAGGTCCGTTCAGCGTCTGTGGCGTTCGCCGTGATATTAAATTCAATCCGTCTGCTTCCTGTTTTGTCGAGCATGCCTGCGCCACTTGTGCGCATAGTTAAGCCCTGATCCGCATACTTAGAGACAATTTCTTGCAGCTTCTCCGCCTGAGCTTCTCCGACCTCGTACATACCGCCTGGCTGGAGGTACAGATCTTCTGTCATCTTTTTTTGAGCAGTGTTTATCGATTCACTGTTTGAAGCAAGGAATATTTTCGCTTTTCTGTCTGCGATACCATCAAGTTTCGCAATCTGCTCATCAAGCTTTCCATTAACGAGGTCAATACCTGCAGCTTCAGAACCGTACTTATCAACCAGCTCATCCTGAATACTAATAAGCTGTTTACGGGTATCATAAGCTTCCTGCTCACTCAAGTTGCCTTTATCGAGTGATTCTTTAAGCGAAGAAATCTGAGTTTTATAATCGTTAATAGCAGCGGATTGCTTATCTAATGCCGATCCTGCTTCAAGAGCTGCCTGACGTAAATTTTCCTGTCGCTCTATGATGCTTGTGATTGCCTTGAACGCCAGATTGATGGCCGCAGTAACAGCAAGGGTTGTCAGCATATTGCCTACCACAGCAATGGTTTTTTGACCAACGCTCTGCAAAGTATTCATCGCAGTAGCAAGACGAGTCTGACTGGCCGCGAAGGCATCAGAGGAGAGCGAAGCTTTGTCCATCTGATTGACATATACGCGGGCACGAGCGGACATCTGCTGCATAAGATCTGTCTGCTGTTCCATTATTTTATCGTCATCCATGTCAGACGATAGTGTCTTCTTGAACTCATCTATTAGAGATTTATCTTTCTCAAGCTGGTCTCCTGCTTCTGCACTACCATTTATGAAAGCATCCCATGCGCCTTTAACTCCCAGGGTTTTAAGCTCACTAAGGGATTGAGTAAACTCATCCCAATTTTTGCCCATTACGGTCAACTTCGTTTTCCCGAAGTTCTTGGTATCTCCAACTGTATCAAAAGCTGTAAATATCAGGTGTTGCCAACTAATTATTGTGTGATATAATATAGTTGTAGGTTATAAAATGATACAAAAGGAGTTCGTCATGGAAAGCAAAAAGTATTATGTTTGCCCAATATGCGGTAATTGTGGAACTAGCTCAGACAGATTTCCTGTATGTCATTTTTGCAAATGTGAAAATATGCTTGAATTTGACAGTACATATATAGAGGATGTAAGAAAAGAAATTGCGTCAATGGCAAATGACGAGCGCGAAGATTTAGAAAAAGGAGAACCTGGAGATTACATTATTAAAGACAACTACAGATCAAAAGAAGATATAGCGCTTAGAGAGTATATGCGTCGCAAATATGCTTTTACAAATCCACAATTTAGTAAGTCAAAATATAACGAGCGCGTTGATAAGAAGATTGAAACAAGCAAACATATAAATCAGCTGTACCAAGAAGCCTACGATGAGGTCTACGGTCGCAAAAAGGTCACCTGCCCTACCTGCGGAAGTACCAACACAGAAAAGATCTCCGCACTGTCTAAAGGTGTAAGCGTAGGACTCTTTGGAATATTCAGTCAGAAGGTTAAGCATCAATTTAGATGTAAAACATGCGGATACGAGTGGTAAATTAGAATCTACGCAATTTCCGCAAATCATAAGCACGCAATTTTGCAGATAGTCGTACAATTTTTACCCAGCATTCAAAAGTTTCTGGATCATCAAATGGATGTTTTGATTTACAATAGTTATCAATTTCTTTCCAAAGCTCTTCCGTTACATCATTAGCCTGTGCCAATGATTT